GTCGCATTTACGGGCTTCTTTAATAATGTTTTTGATACTACAAGAAGCCATCCTGTGAGGTGTGTATAGTTTATCTGTAGGATCTCTGTGATCCCATTGAAGAGCATAGGGGTTTTCGTTATACCCACAATCAATACAACCTTTAGCTATTTTGTATTGGTCAAGTATTTTCCTACGCCTTCTGATTTTCTTTACTTGTTTACTAAGTTCTTCATCCACTGTTTTCTGCTTTCTTTATGTCGCATTTAGGACAGACTTTATACCCATTATCTATTGATACGGTTAGTATTTCTACACCACATTCAATACATTTAAACCTTTTAAACGGTTTACCCGTTACATGATCAACCTTTCCCCTATCTGATTTCATGGGATTACACCCAGCACCCAGTTTTCTGCACAGTCTTCTGCGTATTGCTCTGAGTGCCCTTCAATAAGTCGATCTTCAACTACGGTTTCTCCTTTAATCATAAGAACTGAATAACCTGTCAATTCTTTGAACACGTGGGATTTCCTGTCAGAATATTGACCATTCCCCCAGAATGTGTGTAGTTCTGTCATGATTTAAACTTTCTCCCTTTAAAGAATACAATTAGGTTTACTGTAGTGTTAATTGTTACCATGACTACAAGCCAGTATTGTACCCATTCAGGCATCATAATCTTCTATTAGCATTTGCAAATAGTGCATTGCTTTTTCAAGATCTTTCTTGCCGTTTTTACTTTTATGCCTTACAACATATTTAATAACATTTGCTTCTCTGAATGGTATATCATTTTTTACAATGAAATCAATAGGTTGTATAGGTAATTGGTAGTGGTTACCACCAACTTGTCTGGATTTAGCATCCATTTCTGCACTCATCCTTTTCATATATTGTTCATGGTTTTCGTAATCAGCGTTCATCTCCTGATCCTTTCAGGGTTCCATCTTGTTTACGTGAGGCTAGTTTATCCAGATTAGCAGCAGCAACAGTATCAAGACTATCTCCAAGTTCGTTGGCAAGAACAGCGAGATACCAAAGAGTATCCCCAAGTTCTTTAGATATAGATGCCAAGGCTTCTTCTGCTTTTTTTGGGTCATTGTCGTAATCTCCACGAAGAATCTTCTTCACTTTGTTTGCGACCTCTGCAGCCTCTCCTGACAGTCCAAGTGCCAAGTACGGAAGTGCTTGATGTTCTGGGTAAACAGCCGTTGTAATGGCTTTGGTTTGATATTCATTAAAATTCATGTTGTTTTATATACCCCTTATAGAATTATACCTTTTTGATGACGCAGCTTGTCTGCGGCATAAGATATACCTATAAGGGGTATATACAATTTATGGAGAAAACAATGCCTTTTAACCCAAAAAGTCTCAAAAACCTAAATGGTGCTTGGACAACTGAATCTGCAAAGGCTGCACAAAAGAAAGGTGTGGCTACGCGCAAGGCTAATAAAGAAGCAAGAGAAGCTGTTAAGATGTCCATTTATGAATGGGGCAAATATAAAGACGATGTTCTCTCTACAAACGATATGACTTCTTTGGATGTCCTTAAGATAATGATGTTTAAAGCATTAGAAAAAGATGACATGAGTACTGCACTTGATATTGCAAAGACTCTTGCAGAATTTGAGTCACCAAAGCTTGCACGTGTTGATCAAACTAATGTTGAGATACAGGCTGAAGACTTGTCTGATGAGGAACTGCAAGAACTTTTAGATGAAGCAAGTGCCGAAGCGAATGCCCCGCGACACTGATGCGTTTTGTCGGTTACCCAAAAAAGATGCATATGCGTTTTGTCGGTTACTGAAAATAAATAAAAGATCCCTGAGTACACACATAAGTGTACCCAGGGATTTTTGGTTATACTTTAGGGCGACTACAGAAGTTACCACCAGTGCCGTTAGGGCTTCCAGCAGGTAACCGTGAGATAGAGAGGTATCCTTGGTTACTAGAGAAAGAACCCTTAGGTCCGTATTGGTTTGTAGTGCGCCGGAATTGCAGGTTCTGTCGTCCGATAGGGTTTACAATAATTTTTTGCATGTCTTTAAACTTTCTATTGTACTGTACGAGATTGATCAAGATCTTGAAGGACAAATCCAAGATCGATATAAAGAGTGATTGCTTCTTCTTCTGTTAGAAGCACTTCTTCACCACCAAAGTCAATGGCGATTTTACCATCGGCTTCAGCATATACATCTTCTATAGTCATTACACATCATCACTATCGTCTACAAAGCCATCTTTGAAAGCATCGTGTAGGATTGCGATTTCTTCTGTACTTATAGAGCCATAGACATTGTAATGGATTAGGTCTGAATTATACCGTTTACCTTTGCTCATCCTAAGGCTTTCATTACAAACAGTGTCTAGTTTTGTAAATGCTTCTGTAGCTTTATCTAGGTGTCTTGTATATACATCGAATGATATCTTCATAATTTTCCTTATACAAATATGTTGTTAATCGAGTTATCTACCATAGACTCTATTTCTTTTTCGTCCATAGATAATCCTAGTTCGTTTAATTGAAAGTTTACTAAGTCTATTGTATGGGTTCTAATGTAGACTCGTGATTCATCAACGTAGTCTTGACAGAAATTCCATTCTTGTGCTACTTCTTCTTGAACCATTTCTTCTAGTTCTATCATTATGTCTTTCATCTTGCCCATTACATAGCCTTTAGTTTGTTGTAACGAGTCCACCACATTTGCCAACAGAATCGGTCATTACGTTTTTTGAATAACTCTAGTAGTTCTGTGATAGCTTCATCTGGTAGAGAGTAGTCTACAGCAAACTTAGCAAAAAACTCAAAGTCTTGTTTAGTCATGGCACACCCCAGCTTCAATTAGTTGTGTTGCGGTTCTACCAAAGAACCCTTGCAATTGCCAAGCGAGTCCAGTGTTAATCAGATGTTGCCAAGCTTCTATTGTTTGGTTTTCGTTATCTGATTCTATAAATCCTTCAGCGATACCAACGGCTGTGTAGTTATCCATTACACTAGTAACCAAACAGCGACAATAACATGCAACCATCCAATGGTTTCAATCATTTTATCAATGTCAATATTCATGTTCCTCAATCCTCAGTAAACATTTTATCTAAGTGGTTGATTATGTCGTCTGGTAAATATTCTCTAGGAGAGTCGTAACCAATTTGGGCATCTGGGTTTGTATAAACTGATTCCTGTCCTTTTCTTACATCCATAATCATATAATTATGTATGCCCCATGTGTCACAATCTGTTACATAACCAAGGTCATTGATTTCATTAGCAACTATGTGGGTTCCATTCCAAGAATCACCGTCACCAAATCCGAATTTATCAAAGGCTTCTTCCCACTCCCATTCAATCATCATGTAAGGCATTGTTTTACTCCCATCTATAAAACACATGTTCAGCAATCTGCACGACAGGCACCTTACTTTCAGCCCATTCAGGTAGTACATAGGTTGCATGATAATGCGTGGCACCCTCAACAAAGTCATCAAGGTTTCCTGTATGTACTCCCTGTGCGATTATTAGGGCTTGTTCCCATGCTGTTTCGTCAGGTGTTTTGTCCGATTTACCGTCACAATACCAACTAAACTGGCAGCGATGGCGAACAGGAAAGTCAGGTTTCCAAGAATATGTTGGGCCTTGAGTGACCACTTCGCATACATCGTCAGGGTACCTGTCATCACGGACACGATTCATTACCACTTGAGCAACTGCTACTTGTCCAATAAACGGTTGATCACGGGCTTCATGATATATGTTAAGTGCAAGGCATACGAGTGCTTCAGCAAACATTAGCAAGCCTCCAATTGTTCAATGTGTGGGTCATAGTATTCTTCTAGATATTCACAGACTTGATCCCAGTTTTCTGGGTAGAAATCTAAATCACCAGCCCAGATACCATCGTTGTATTCGTCTTCACATACAACAGAGAAATTACTATCTTCTTGAATAGTACCATAGCACCAAGTTTCTCCACCGTCTTTACGTATGTATACATGTTTATCAAGCATAGTTAAACCTTACTGATATTTCTTGAGTGGTTGACATGACACATTTCTCGTTACGTTTGAATAGTTCAGCCTCAATTAGATTGAGACCAGAGAATGTGGGATCGTCAGTTACAATACGAACAATCCAGACTTCTTCACGCATCTGGACAGAGTTAGTAGTACCATCAGTATTAGTACCCTCGTTGTTCCAGTGACCAACACCGTTGTAGGCTGTGCATCCTCCATGAATATTAGTTAGAAGTGTCTTGGCATCTTCAAAGGTTTGTCTACCCACTGCACATGGGATATATACTTCATGTATGTAGCTCATTGTTCTAGTACCACTTCTGCATTAGTTTCTATCCAGACCTTAGCGCCACAGGATAGTGGTTTGTCAGGACTGTATACGACTGTACTGCCGCCCATGATATGAACAGCGTGTGCATACTCGTTAGACTTACTGGTTTTGACAGTGATTACAGGGTTACGATTACCAGACTTTGCATTAGCCCTGATAACATGCTGGTTGATATGGATACGTTTAAGTGTCATCATACACCTCACCAAAGTCCTGCCATTCTTGTTCCCAAGTGGGTTGACCCTCGTCTTCTGTAAAGTCAGGATCATACCAGTGTGGTTCTGTACCGTTTACAATGTCTGAGACAGACGCACAATATACATCATCGTTTTCATGTGTGATTGCATTGTACATAGATAGTGCATGTTCGTAGTTTTCCGATACTTGCCAGTGATCTACGAGAGTTGGTTTATTGTCAATTATTTTTCTGATTGACCAAGCGACAATATACATTATTCTACACCTTCCCAATGGTTGATCTCTGAGTCTATATCATAGCACTCTAGATCGACTTGTCCTGTCTCAAGATATACGACAACACCGTCTGGTATTCTAGGGTGCCCCTTGTGTTCTACTATTTGTGCGTAGTCAAAATCATAGTTGTTATCGAACTGCCGCAATATTAGGTTAGACCTGTGTAGTCCTTGCTCAGTTTTCCACTGATCTTCTTTGATAAGGTCTTCTTGTCTTGCACCACGAATGAATAGGCGAGACCCTTCTTCATTAAGTGTGATCCATGCATAACCATATCCGTTTGACTCAATCTCTTCAATATCTTCATGAGATAGGTTGTAAGGAAGTTTAAAGGTTTCAGTTGCCTCCATGTATTCAGTGGCGCGAAAGTCAATTTCAATCTTGTTTGACATCTTTAAGATACTCCTGTTTCCATTCAGAGAATTGGTATCCACTCATTTCACTGAATTTGTGCAGTGTGTAGTTGTGTACCATAAGGGCAAGAACCGTTGAGTATGCTGGATGCTCTTGGTCGTTTATGTAGTCGTATATTTCATCCCATGATTTAGGAATAACTACTAGAGCTTGATTAGATAGATCCATCAGTGACCAGCCTTTCCTGCGTATCCTGAACCATTTAGTCGGTGCCTAGCATCACTGGCTTCTTGCCTGTTGATACGCTCAACATCTTCCATTTGGTCACGCAGAAAGTAATACAACTGAGTCATTTGCTCTTCAACTGTTTTGTCTGATACTTTGCACCAGCATGTAAAACAAGTCTGCATGAATTGGTAGTTATCTACCATTCTTTGTATTTTCTTTTCTGTAAGTGTCATTAGATTTCTTTCTGTTGTAAATCTTCTTTGACTGTACAACCTGTTTGCCTTGCCGATTAGTTAGCATGGTACGGGCAATTGGGTTTACTGGTTTGATTGGACCCATCGTTATCTCTCCGTTGCTATGTACTTTAGAATGTTTAACACAATAAAGAGTAGCAAGATGATGATATAAATAGATCCAAAGGTCATGTATTACACCTTTTCGATTTCGTATTCTGTAATGTGTTTGATTAGGCGAACTCCATCAATTACATATGCATCTGCAAGTACACCTGTAGCCTCGTCTACATAGTCTGCACGTGTAGTGATAATACGTCTGGATTTACTTACGACTGTTTCTATACGGTGTTTCTTTGCGGCATTCATGATTGCCATTACTTCTTCTTCTGATACTCTATCAACCATAGTAAACTCTACGGTGTTGTATACTGTAGCTCTGATATCATCATCGTTATCGTTAGACATATTTCCATATCCTTTTCTCGTGGTGTCCTGCCCACGAGCTTGCATTTTTTTCAGCAAACTCAAAGATTGTCCAGTCTACATCGTCACCAGTGTCATCAGCATTAGCTTTTTCTGCATCAGCAATAGCAAGTAGACGGGTGTAAACTTTAGCTTCAAAGGAATCCTTGAGAGCATGTGGTTCTGTGAATATACTCATTTTACTCCTATGCGTTTTGTCGGTTTGACTAAAATTATCCGAGAGTAGCCCAAGGTTTCCCAAGGCTATCTCTGTTGTTTGTACGAGACTCCAATAGAGCAGGGCGGGCTACTATTTAGCCCTGCGAACATAAAGTGTCCCGAAGGGACTCAATAATAAATATAACAAGCGCCTCCAGTGCTACAAGGTTACTAAGACCGAGCACCAGAGTCGCTATCTGAATATGATGAGAGCAGTTTATCTTCATGCTCAGGAAGTATATGCTAGAACAGATCGCTAGCGGAACCCTTAGGCTCTTCTGGCTCAACTGATCCAACAGCCTCAAAGTCTACACCATCTGTTGGGGCATAGACTACAAGGTCAGTAACTTGGATAGCTGTGAGTGAGCTAGCAACACCTTTACGACCAGCAGTGTCATAAGGATATTGAAAGACAATCACGTTAGCTTTGGAACCATTACCGATTGTGGTAACTTGCTCCATTGGTGTAAGATCAGAATTGACTACACGGACCTTACCATTGGTCTCACCGTTTGCCTTGTGTGCTTTACGCTTAAGGCTAGCAGTGAACATACCAGCGGCATCTTTGACCAGTGCACCATCTTTCCTACGGAACTTGATATAGTTGTCCTCAAGCTCTTTGACTTTAGCTTCATCAGCAGTAGCAATCTGTAGCTCATACTGTTCAGCGCCAAATGGATTGACAGGTTTATCAAGCTTAGGATAGTTGATAGTTACGTCAGTGATCTTGAAATTACGAACTTCTGTAAGCATGGGATATTACCTTCCTTGCAAAATACACAAAATTGTGTTGAAGATGCGTGATCTGTAATTAGACCACGACTAGCTAGTATTCACCTTTATTGGTGCCTACGGGACGCTTCTCTCCCCGTCTTGACTGTATACAGCACTGAACATCCGAGTCTTACTCTGCGATGTGCCCCACCATACTTATAGTTGTACCGTGCTCTGGGTTCTTTTGATGTTCACTACGCTCTCACCGAGCTTCCACGTTTTTTCATTCAGTAACCATGTGTCCTATTGCTAGGCTAGACGCTTTTCCAATATGCTAGTCGTAGTTTGCAACACAGAGGGTACAGGCTATTGTGCCTGAGTTTCAGAGATTATCTGCAGTGGTTCTGCAGTACGTAGTGATGATGAAGATACATCCTGCCGTTTGTTTGAATTGGTGGCTGAGGCTAATCCACTCTGGCAAGACTACTAAGGATGTATCCAATTCGAGGACGCAGCCGAGGAACGAGGTCTGCGGCCCCATAGTTATCTGAGAGATTCTATAAGTACTATGATTGATACTACAGTACCTATGGTTACAATCTCTTTGTTTCTGAGTATCCAAGGTCCATTACCAATAGTGACCCACTGGCACAGAAAGAGAAGTGTGTAAACAAACACAGAGATTAGTATTACTGCTGTGATCATTTGCTGAAATCCACAAGTGTCAATGAGTAGGTAATGACACCAGTGATAGTCATAATACCACAGATGGCAATTATGAATACGTGTGAGTCAGATACAGCAGCAAGGAATGATAGCACAAACCCTACGAGAGTGAGCACTAGACCGATAATAGTGTTGTCCATATTAGTCCCCTAACCATTCGTTGATCATGATAATGAACGGGATTGAAAGAAACACCACAAGACCAGCAACAGCTGTTAGTGTGGCAAAGACCCAGATAGCAAGCAGTACATCAACCATCTTATTGACCTTTCCAGAATACAGTGATTACAACAGTAACCTCTGAGTTAGTGACAACGTACATACCAGTAGAGTTGTCAATGAATGTGAACTTAGCAGAGTCAGTACGATTGACCATCTTGACACCGTTGTTGACTGTGTTGATGATATCTTTGACTGTGCCTCCACGTTGTGACAGGCGAGACTTAGCGTGTTTAGTGATACGCATGACAGATCCTTTCTGAATCCATGAGTGATGATGAGTATCCCTAAGGACACTCAACGCTCTTTAGCAGCTAGAGCTTCTTTGTGGTTGAAGTAGACGACTCCGTTGACAACATAATATGTCATGTAGTGCTCCTGTGTTAGAATAAGAAGATACTTATCCACTGTGAAGACAAACCGAGGAACGAGTGTTTGGCTCTTATAGATCTCAATGTGTGCTATGAGTACTCTATGTATATATAGGTATATAGAGTTACTTCCACAGCCTTTTCTATAAGGGGTATATACAATTGAGCATTGTCCCAGAGGTTCCTTTAAGACCTCTCCCAGTACTCCCAATCGGGTAATAGTCTTAGTAATGGGTCCTATATACCCCTTATAGATACTAAAAGGACGTTTAACAGCGCATAGAAGCCCACTGAGAGCCTCTAAGACCTCTGAGAGTACTTGGGATACCACCATGAGGCCACAGCTTGTCTGGGGCTACGTAGGGGGTCTGAAAGTAATGTGGGTACCTATATATATTGTTGCTTTAATCAGGCTTACTCAAAGGCAACCAAGAGGACACAAGACACATGAACAAGAAAGAACTAGCTAAACTACTCAAGGAAAAGCAGAGAAGGTCTAGGATTAAAGGATATCAAGAGGACTTTACTAGGTTTGCAGAAGAACAAATACAGATCGTCACTAAGGACGTATCCAGGGGGTTCGTACCTTTTAAGTTTAACGAAGCTCAAAGAATAATTACAGAAAAACTAGAGGAACAAAAGAATGCTACTGGTAAAGTTAGGGCAATTATACTCAAAGCTAGGCAGCAAGGTATCTCTACCTATTGCGCTGGACGAGTCTTCTGGAAGAGTTACTACACTCCCTATGCGAGATCAGTTGTCATGGCGCATGATTCGGCTACGTCTGATGCTCTATTCGCTATGTCAAAGAACCTTATCCGTAATATGGAAGGTGATCTTGCTCCCAAAGAACTTCGTAGTAATGCTAAAGAGATTATCATTAACAGTCCTGCTATGGTTGATAAAGAAGCTACTGCTAGTTATCGACTATATACAGCGGGGTCTCCAGAGGCTGGTCGAGGTACTACACCGACTATAGCACACTGCTCAGAGGTAGCCTTTTGGCAACATGATGAGAAGATCCTTGCAGGTCTCTTCCAGGGTATCTCACAGGCTGATGGTACTGAAGTTATCCTGGAGTCTACTGCTAATGGTGCCCAGGGGGAGTTCTATAGGCTCTGGAAGGGTGCTGAGATGGGGGAGAACGAATACCTACCTATCTTCCTACCGTGGTATATAACCCCAGAATACACTAGGGAACCCCCAGAGAACATGGAGTTGACAGTTGAAGAAGAAAAACTACGAGACAAACACGGACTCGACAACGGACAACTCTACTGGAGAAGACTCAAGATTGCAGAAGGTGGAGAACTCAAGTTCAAACAAGAGTACCCCTCAACAGCTGACGAAGCGTTTATTATGTCAGGATCTAACGTCTTCAACTTGGAGCGTTTGGACGCACTAGTACCACAGTCATATGAGAGAAGGTCTGAATGGGACCCTGCCTCAAAGATGTTTGATGAAAATAGAGAAGGTTCCTTGTACATATATCAGTTTCCTGATTGGAATGAACCTTATGTGGTTGCTGCTGACGTAGCGCTAGGTGTGGGGCAAGACTACTCTGCTGCTGTTGTGTTAAATAAGCGGTATGAAGTTGTAGCACACTATAGGAACAATAAGATTGACCCTAGTATGTGGGGAGAAGTATTGTTTTATCTAGGTCGTTACTATAACAATGCCCTGTTAGCTGTAGAATCTAACAGTATGGGTATTGCTACCCTGCAGAAACTAGACAGTACAGGCTACATAAACCTATATAAGCAGACTAAAATAGCTAATGTGTCTTCAGAAGAGGGTGTTAGGCTAGGGTTTAGAACTACATCTGCTACAAAACCAGCTATTATAGCAAACCTAAAGAATCTTATAGAAAATGAAGAGATACTTATACCCTCTGTGCAGATAATCAAAGAACTTAAGGACTATATTTCTACAGATACAGGTAAAACAGAGGCTGCACCTAACTGTTATGACGATTCAGTTATTGCATTAGCTATAGGTTGTGAGGTATTACGAACACATTGGGACAGGTTGGGGACCTCAAATGTCTCATGGAGACAAAAGATGTCTGTTGTAGAACAAGCTGAGGTTAACTGGTTATAACCCTATACCACTACACACACGGATAAATAGGCCTCAAACCCTTAGTGGAAGCCAAATAGCAATTTAATCTACACACTTTTTTGTGTATAAATCTATATACCCCTTATAGAACATAAAGACCTTAAGGGTCTAAGAGATCCGCGTTGTCCTCATGCGTCCGGTGGTACGCAGCGGTATACCACCACTTTATTTTATGGAGACCCCCATGTCAG